GTTCCAGCTGGTGAGAACCAAGGGAAATTAGTGGAATCATTTCTAGCACATGTGCCAGCAATGTCTCCATTCAAAGGTACATATCTAAATGTATCACCAAATCTATCATACATGTACTTATAGCCACTATCAAAAACGGCATAAGATGAGGAAGGAACTGATGAATACCAACTAACTACATTATCGGTAATAGTTGTATCAGATTTAACAGTAAAGGCATCATTTGAACCTTCTGTAACCTGAGTGTTTCTTCCTGGTGAGATGAATGCAAGTGCATCCTGTCTTCCTTCTGCAACTGCAATAACTTTACTTGCTAAAGCAGCAGAATCATTATCGCTATATGCACCTGATCCCATTAGAAGGAAATCAACTTCATACTCTTCAGTATTTGCGAAAATGTCATATCCTGTTGCAAGATCTCCAACTGTCGCTTGAAGTGCTCCAGCAGTAGATATTCCAGATTGACCATTGTAATTTGTTCCACCTTGTAGGGTAAGAGTATTACTTCCGGCACCACCAAAATCAGTTCCGGTTGCTGTTTGATCCCAACCATAATCTAAAGAAGGAACGAAACCTGTTGCTGTGGTATAAGAACCAGTGGATGTAACTCCAACATCGGCACTTCCACCAGCAAATATGTATTCTGAATTTTCAGAAATGTACTTTCTCCAATAAGAAGAAGAACCTACAGAAAATTCAGCATCCTTTGCTTTAGAAAGATTTAGATGCTTTTCAAGAATTGTTTGTGCATTTCCAGTAACATCTCCAGTATCGTCAATAACAACTATACTTACTTCATCAAATCTTGATCCCCTTGCTGATGCATATGCAGAAGTACCTGGTCTATCTGCAAGAGTATTCCATTTTACTGTCTTACCGTTAGATAGTGTGATAGATTGATTATCAAACCAATCTGATGCAGTAGCAGTAGAGGCAGCAATAGTTCCAGAAACAGTACCACTTGTTACTGTACTAATTGAAACTACTGTGTCAGCTTTAAATTCATTTAAACCACCTTGCTGATAATCAACAAGAGTTTCAGTATTACCTGCAGATACTTGAGAAAGAACTTTAATACTAATTTTACCCGAAGAAACTTCAGTAATCATACCTTTTAAGTATGCTCCTGTTTCTGCAAGTGATGTTGATCCGGATCCAACAATAACTCTACCAGTCAGTGATTGTGTTACACCATATCCAACAGCGAGTCCAGGATAGCTTGCATTAGTAATGCCACTAAAAATCTGATCTGCTTTAGAATCAATTACACCAACTTTAATACCATTTGCCCAACTACCTGGGTTTCTTGCAATAATTGAAGCTGTAGAAATTACATTTTCATCATATCCAGTATTTACATAATCTTCGTAACTATTAATAGTAATATTAGCATGTTGCGAATTACCAGAATCAACTGCCAATGAAGTAGTTAATCCAGCACTCCATGCATTTCTAAGTTCGGTATCAGTAGATCTTACAACTTGTAGAGGACCTCCATATGCCAAATATGATGATGCAACTAACCAATGCTCGTAATGTTTATCAACACTTGCTGGCTCTCCAAAATTATCTAAAAGCTCCTGCTCGTTTGTTACCAGTACGGGCTCATTTACTGGTCCCTGTGCAAATGGTCCTACTATTGCGCCAACAGCATCAGAAGTTGGGTCAACCCTTCCGGCAGTCAGATCAACTTCCTTAACCAAAATTCCAGGCGATGCTAAATTTAGTGGCATCTTTTCGTTCTCCGAATCTCAGAATTATTCTGAAATTATTTATTAAAATGTCTATTTACATATAGTCCCACATATAAGAACGGTCCCCATATTCATCAGTATGCCATTGATCTCCCTCATCATCAGTGAAAGATGTCATATCATTAATACCATCAGAAACAAACCCAAAAGGTGCCATATCTTGCTCAATTTGATTCTTTTGCTCTTCATAAATTCGTTTACGAACATCATTATCAGTCATTTCTTTAAAGTAATCTTGTGCTACTAACCATGCAAATATAACTAAGCACATTGCAAGATCATCATTACAACCCTCTTCTGCTTCAAATGAATTATGTTTTTGTGTAAAAGTGGTTAATTCCGATATAATATCATAATCACATACAAGCAGCTTATCATCTTCAAGTAATGTTTTAAGATTAGAACACCCCAACTTTTTAACTGCTGCAGTCATTCTAACACCAAGTTGAGATTTCTTTCCACTAAATCCTGCACCAACAATTTGTCCTGATCTACCTCTCATAGAACACATTAAGAGATTTTCATATTCCAGATCAAAATGGAGAATATTTGCTACTTGATCTCCAATGTCATTTATCTCTATCAATATAAATGATTGATTATATCCCCTTGCAACATCAAAAATGATGTTAGGGAATAGCATTGGTTTAATTTCATTATTTCTATATTTTGCAACTACATTATATGGAAACTCTGTAATATCATAGACAATAAAAGCAGAATAGTCTCCACCTATTCCTCTAGCAACGTCTACAGTTATTAAATAACTATGATCTTCTTCAGGGGGTTTGTATATATCTAAACCCTTATTTCTTTTTGTTGGATCTTCATATACAAGTGTTTTTAATTTTGTTGGATTAATAAGAGTATTAACAGATCCTAGGAATTCGCATTCAAACTCAATTTTAAATTGCTGTTCGGATGTGTTAGCAATAGTTTGTTCTTTCCATTCGGCATCTCTACCAGGAACTTCGCTCCAATGAACATCAGTTGGTACATATTCACTTTTACCTTTCTCTGCATCATGCCACAATCGGTAAAAATGATTCATACCTCTTGGGGTAGAAACAATAATTACTTTAGTACTTTGTCCAGACGTAATAGTAGGATAAACAGAGGCAAAGAAGTCATCAGCAATGTGATTTGGGATGAAAGCGAACTCGTCAAGAAAGATGACATTATAGGATCCGCCTCGGACAGCAGATGAAGAAGTAGAGTTTGCCGATATTTTACTCCCATTTTCTAACTCCAGTGATCCTTTATTCCAGGCTATTATACCTTGTTGCATCCAGGAAGGTAAATTTTCATAAGCAAGTTGTAATCTGCCAAGTAAATCTCTAGCCGTGGAAGCTTTGTTTGCAAGTATAGCAATATTTACATTATCATTAAAAACTGCATAATGCAACAAATAAGACACACACGTTGTAGACTTACCAGTCTGCCGTGGCATCTTACAGATGTTAAATCTATTTTCGTGAAATCTATTAATTAACTTCTCTTGAAAATCATATAGACTGAAAGGAACCAATCCTTCATCCAAAGAAACGATCTTTATATAATTTCTAGCAAAAAAAACAGGATCTTCCTTACACTTTAAGAACTCAATAATCTGTTCTTCAGTGAATTCATGTGGAGTATTCGCTTTTTTTAAATTGGGGTTACCAAGATAAACATTATCAGACATAAATTAAGGATTACCTTTTCTTAATTTGCTCCGTCAATTCTTTCCATTTAACGGAAGATTGTGGAACCTTCATTGGTTCTGGTTTAATAATATCAATTACACTTGCAAATTCCTTCCCATCAGAATTACTAATTCTTAAAGTATCTTCTTCAACAGAATCAAATACTCTATCACCTACTTTTATATTTTTTTCTGCAAACCAACCTCTATTTACTTCTAATGCATAAAGAACTTCCGAATCAGAATAAACTGGGAGTCTATTGAGTGGTTCAAGTTCCTTAATACTTTCAATTATACCATCTTTATTGATAAATGCAATATCTAAAGGAATTTTAGTATCCTTCATATGAAATGATTTCTCACCAACTTCATCAAAAACAAAAAGCATACCACTATCTTGGTCCAGTTTCTCCCTAAACATTAATCCCATATTAAAATCTCTTGGATTTGATGGAACTTCAATATTTAATGGTAGATTAAATGATTCTCCTAATCCTCCGCCGTTTCCACCGCCGTTGCTATTACCATTACCACCCCCAGAAGAATTGGAGGAGCTACCATTGCCATTACTACTTCCATTACCGTTATTGGACCCATTTTTCTTTTCCTCATCATCTTGTTCAAGATATCCCCTTCTACCTATATGGTATCCGTGAGGAATCTTTTTACATTTCTTATCAGTATAGCACCAATATTTACCAGCAGAACACTTCTTTGAAGAAGATTCCTTCATAAAATTACCAAAACTTTTAGACATTGGAAGTATACTAACTCTTTGATTCCTTATTATTTAGAAATCCCTGTTTAAGCATCTTTGAAAGCTCTGATGTTGACCCAACAAACAAGGCATTATTCGTAACATTACTTGCTTTTGGTTTATCTGAACTATCCTCTATATCCTTTACCTTTTTCTGTAAATCTACTAACTTATCTGTTGTATCTGCGGTTGCTTTAATAATCTGCCCAGCAACTTCATATGCTCTGGCACTTCCACCTTCACCTGCTACTTCTAAAATACCATTAAGTGCTTCTTGACCTTTCTCAACTAATGAATATAAATTTGCACGAGTATATTCATAATCTTTTTGAAGATCATCCGTTATTTTATCAATTGGCTTAGGAGAATTATCAACTTCAACTAAATCAGTTTCAGTTCCTAATACTTTATTAATACTAGCAAATTTATCAGGCATAACATCATTTAAATATCAGTTTGTCTAGCAGGAGCAAAATCACCACCATCTTGGAAGAATGAAGAAGTTTCATTAAATCCAAAATCATCACCAACAGCAATCAATACATCGTCAGCAGTGCTAAGAACATTAATTTTTGCACCACTAATATGTTCCGACTTAAGAGTTCTACTATATCCCCTAGTAACAGTTATCTGATTACTTGTCTTCTTATTAATTCTCATAATCTCAGAATCAATAATAATTCTATCACTAATTGAGAATGGAGAAGTATCATTAACATTAATTAGAGTCTCTGTAGTAGTTAGATTCTCTGCAATAACAGCTCCTGTACTATCTGCATCAGCATCATAATCTTTCT